TATTCTAGCCACAGAACACGGTTGACCAAGGCAAAGGCCGATCTAGCCGAGATGGAACGGGAGCAACTTGCCAGTGATCTGATTCCTGCCAATGATGCACGACACGCATGGTCAGGCATGGTTGCAAATGCTAGAACGCGATTGATTGCTATCCCATCCAAAATTGCTCCATTGGTGGTTTCTGCTGAATCTATCAACGAAGCGCAGGACATTATCAAAAATGAAATCTACGAAGCACTTCAAGAACTCGCTGATACCGAAATCAGAACCATTAATCCTATCCGTGTATCCGACAGCGGAGAAGACGACGAGGAAGGTTCACAAGATATGGACGCCTCCACCGAACCTTACCGTCAGTGATTGGGCAGACAAAAACAGACGGCTAAGTCCTGAAGCATCTGCCGAAGCTGGACAGTGGAATACCTCAAGAGCGGAATACCAACGTGGTATCATGGATGCCGTGTCTGATCCGAATATCTCTGAGGTTGTTATTATGTCGTCTGCCCAGATCGGGAAGACAGAGATTATCAATAACTTGATCGGGTATCATATTGATCAAGACCCTTCCCCGATTCTAGTCGTGCAACCATCACTATCTATGGCAGAGGCTTGGTCTAAGGATCGTTTATCGCCAATGCTAAGGGATACGCCATGCTTGCAGGGCAAGGTTGCCGATCCTCGAACTAGGGACTCAGGCAATACGACATTGCACAAGATATTCCCCGGCGGTCATGTCACAGTGACGGGTGCTAACTCGGCAGCAAGTCTTGCTTCCCGACCAATCAGGATTGTGCTTTGCGACGAGGTGGATCGGTATCCTGTGTCGGCTGGCTCCGAAGGTGATCCTATACTGCTTGCCAAGAAAAGGTCTGTGACGTTTTGGAATCGAAAGATCGTCTTGGCATCGACGCCAACAATCAAGGATCAATCGCGGATTGAAAGCGCATATAACGATTCAGATCAGCGAGAATATTATGTTCCTTGCCAAGATTGTCAGCATTATCAGACATTGCGGTGGCAAAATGTAAATTTTGAGAAAGATAATCCAGATTCTGCAACCTATTCATGCGAGGAATGCGGCTCTCAATGGGATGATTCCAAGCGGCTCAGGGCAATCCGACGAGGTGAATGGAGAGCAAACAAAGATTTTAATGGCAGCGCAGGGTTCAAAATCAATGCTCTTTACTCGTCGTGGATGATGCTTTCAGACGGAGTTAGAGATTTCTTAGATGCAAAACCGCAACCAGCAACGCTGAGAGTTTGGGTAAACACCTACCTTGGCGAGTCGTGGGAAGAGCAGGGCGTTCGGGTAGATGATCTTGATCTGGCAAATCGCCGAGAAGAGTACGGCGAATACCTGAATGACAAGATTGTGATCATAACGGCTGGCGTGGACGTTCAGGATGATCGTCTTGAGGTTGAGATCGTCGGATGGGGTAGGTCGGAAGAATCTTGGTCGCTAGATTACAAAACAATCTATGGCGACCCATCATCAAGCATTGTCTGGCAGGATTTGGACGCCTTGTTGAGCCAGAATTTCAAGAAAGAAAACGGCAAGGAATATCCTATTCGCTCAGTTTGCATTGACTCAGGCGGTCATCATACTCAATCCGTCTATAACTATGCGAGGGCCAGAGAAGGGCGTCGGTATTTTGCCATAAAGGGTATTGGTGGCGAAGGTAAGCCGTTGATCAGCCGACCTAGCACCAACAACATCGGAAAGATCAAGTTATTCCCTGTCGGAGTCGATACGGCTAAAGAAACGGTTTATTCCAGATTCAAAATTATGGAAGAAGGGCCGGGGTATTGCCATTTTCCAGATCACTATGATGCAGAATATTTTCGACAGTTGACTGCCGAGCAACAAGTTAAGAAGTTCCACAAGGGTTTTATGCGTCGAGAATGGCAGAAAATGCGGCCTAGAAACGAGGCTTTAGATTGCCGAGTCTATGCAATCGCGGCTTTGGCAATCCTCAATACAAACGTAGATCAACTTGCAAACCGATATGAAAAGCAAACATCTATTGTCGTTCCAGAAAATGAGGTAGAACAGACGGAGCAGAATAAGGTGATGCTACAGCGTCCTGTCCGGCGTTCGTCTAAACCAAACGGATTTGTCAATTCGTGGAGATAAAATGGCTAATTTATTTGATGCTTCACAATCTCCAATGGTTACACCGACCAATATCGTGGTCGGCGATTATCTGTTGTGGAGAAGGTCGCTCCCTGATTACTCGAATGCAACTTATACGGCGACCTATGTTGCCAAGATTGCCGGCAATTCAGCATCTGAAATTTTGATTGTTGGGACGGCTAATGATTCCGATTATTTGTTTACAGTAACAAGCACGACATCAAGTGCGTTCCTTGCTGGCAATTATTTCTGGCAACTCGAAATCTCTTCTGGTGCTAACAGGCTTGTCATTGAGCGTGGCAACTGGATCATCAGTCCCGATCTAGATGTTGGATCGGCTGACCCACGTTCTCATGCTGACATCATGGTTACAAAGATTGAATCTTTGTTATCAGGTCGTGGTGATGCAGATGTTTCAAGCTATTCGATCAATGGGCGGTCAATCAATAAACTTTCAATCGCCGAATTGATTGAATGGAGAGACTATTACAAAGCCGAACAGGTAAAAGAACGTCGAGAAGCACGGCGGTTATCTGGTCAATCAACTGGTTCAATGATTAAGGTGAGGTTCTGAAATGGGACTATTAGACATCTTCAGAACTAAAAAAGAAATTGCAGTTCGTCGGCAAGACAAACGATCTTATGCTGCGGCGGCGACTGGTCGGTTATTCGCTGATTTTGTTGCAAATACGCTAAGTGCTGATTCAGAAATTCGCCCAGCACTGCGTCCTGTTCGTGACCGTTGCCGTGATGTTGCGCGAAATAACGACTATGCTGCTCGCTATCTTCAGATGGTTACAACCAATGTTGTTGGCTCAACAGGTGTTCGCACTCAGGTTCGGGGTAGGAACGCTGACAAGTCATTAGACACAGTTGGCAATCTTATCATCGAACGCAATTTTGATAAGTGGGGAGCCAGAGGCGTCTGCACGATGGACGGCAAGATGTCTTGGCTAGATTGCCAAAAGATGTTCATCAACAATATTGCCCGTGATGGTGAATGCTTGGTTCGGTTTGTTGAGACTAAAGAGAACCCCTACGGGTTTGCTTTGCAGTTCATCGAATCTGATTATCTCGACGAGCAATACAACATGAAGGCGACAGCCAATGCGAACGAGATTCGTATGGGTGTCGAGATCAACGAGTTTGGTCGTCCAGTTGCGTATTGGTTGTTGGAGAATCACCCCGGCAATACGATCTACGGCAAGACCGCAACCGTAAAGCGGATTCGCGTCCCTGCTGAAGAAATATTGCACCTATTCATTGCTGATCGGTCTGGTCAGACTCGCGGCTTTCCGTGGATGGCAACCGCTCTGACACGGCTCAAGATGCTTGACGGGTATGAGGAAGCTGAATTGGTTGCTGCCCGTACAGCGGCTTCTAAAATGGGTTTTTTCACGTCTCCTGATGGTGACGGGTATTCAGGCGTTGATATGGAGGATTATAACACTCCGATCATGGAAGCATCGCCGGGGACTTTCGAGCAACTTCCAAAAGGCATGAACTTTGTCCCGTTCGATCCACAGCATCCAGTTTCAGCATTTGCTGAATTTGAAAAGGCTGTTCTGCGTGGTATCGCCTCTGGCCTTGGCGTTTCGTATGTCTCACTGGCTAACAATCTTGAGGGCGTATCCTATTCGTCGATCCGTCAGGGAACGATGGAAGATCGGGATCACTATCGAGTGCTTCAGCAATTTATGATCGAACACTTTATAGATCCGATTTACAAGAAGTGGCTGACGATGGCGATGGCAACAGGTGCAATCCCGTTGCCGATTACGAAGTTCGACAAGTTTGCCGATAATCTTGTTTATCGTGCAAGAGGCTGGAACTGGGTCGATCCGCAGAGGGAAATCAACGCTCATGTCATCGGTCTACAAAACGGCATCATCACGATGCAAGACATCGCGGCAAACTACGGTCGAGACGTTGAAGAAGTCTTTGAACAAATTCAAGCCGAAGGTGAACTTGCCACTCAGTATGGAATCAAAACAGCCTTCCAACCATTTGGTCAAAAACTTCCAGCAACCCCACTAGTGGACGGTGAAAATGGCTCAATACAAGGGGATTGAAATTAATCTTGTTCCGACTGACGCAATGGTCAGCGAGGCTGAACGTGCTTTAGCTTGGCGTAAGGAATTTGGTCGAGGCGGTACTGAGGTCGGTATTGCTAGAGCAAGAGATATTTCAAACAAGGTTGATCTGTCTCCAGACACCATTCGTCGCATGACATCTTTCTTTGCTCGGCATGAAGTCGATAAAAAGGCTGAAGGATTCCGACAGGGTGAAGATGGTTATCCGTCAAACGGTCGAATTGCATGGGCCTTATGGGGCGGCGATGCTGGTAAATCATGGGCCGAAGGAAAGGCAAAGCGTATGGACAAGATCGACGAGACTGGAAGAGCGGCTCCTGATGCTTTGAATTTAGGTGATTTTGTTCAATGGGATTCTTCTGGTGGGACAGCTAGAGGACAGATTGAACACATTATGCGTGAAGGCACATTAGGGATTCCTGATAGTGAATTTTCAATTAATGCCTCTGAGGATGATCCTGCTGCATTGATCCGAATCTTTCGTGAAGGTGAAGAAGGATATGAATCGACTGACAGGCTCGTCGGTCATAAGTTTTCAACTTTAACGAAGATTGGTGATCTCCGTTCTTATCACGATGATAAATTGAAGAAAAAAAATAGTGATTTTGTCGTTGGTCAAGCTGAGGTATATCCAAAAGATAGAAATTTGAGGCATGGCACGATGGAACTTGAGAAGCGACACATCATTGACGTTGCAGAAAGTGAAAAGGCTTATGTCATTACTTTTGCGAAAGCAGACGCTGAATCAGAATATCAGGAAGAGCCAGAAGAGGAACTTCCAATGATGAGCGATGTGCAAGAGCCAATGACTGATTCAAACAATATGCAGAAATCGTTTGTCCCAACAAACGAAGTGCAACATCGTGCTTACGATATGGGTGCATCTCCAATTAACGAAGACGAGCGGAGAGTTCAGATTGCAATGTCATCTGAAACGCCAGTCGCACGTTCGTTTGGGATGGAAATTTTGGATCACAGTCCATCTTCCATTGATATTTCGTTTCTCAATTCAGGAAGAGCACCTTTGTTGCTTGACCATGATCCTGAGAAGCAAATCGGAATCATCGAAGAAGTACGAATCGATGGCTCGGCTCGTGTGATGCGAGCGACAGTACGCTTTGGAAAAGGCGTGCTTGCCAGTGAAGTATTCAACGATGTAGTTGGCAAAATTCGGCAAAATATTAGTGTCGGATATCAAGTCAACAAAATGGTTCGTGAAGATGGGGGAGACGGGACGGTCTTTCGCGTTAACAAATGGACTCCTATTGAAGCCAGTATTGTATCACTGCCAGCAGATACCTCTGTTGGTGTTGGTCGGTCTATTGAAATTATCTCAACCCCTATTCAGGAGATTAAAATGAGTGAAGTAAATCAGGACGAAATGCGTGCTGCTCTCGTAAAGCAGAATGCAGAAATCATTGAGACAGGTGCTCGTCTCAACAAGCGTGACATTGCTGAAAAGGCAATCGCCCGTGGTCTGTCGCTTGAGCAGTTCCGTGGTGAATTGATCGAA